AATATTTACAGATAATTCAAGCAGAAGACTTTCTAATGGAGCGTGGTACTGGTTAAGAAGTAAAGCTTCTATAAATTCATCTAATAGGCAATATGTTGCCGATGGTGATGTTGGCCAAAGTGCTGAGACAGCAACTATGGCAATTCGTCTTGGCTTTTGTCTTGGATCATCTCTTATATATTCACTGCCAGAGATGACTACATTTAATGGCATAAGTGATTATATAGATACTGGAATACAGTTGGCGAAAGATAATACACCATTCACTATCCAATATGATATTATGGATCAATTGCCACAGGGGAGTGCGACATATAGTCAGACAACTTTATATCATTGTATGCACGAGATAGATCCGTATCCGGGCTATAGTCATGTAATTCAAAGAGATAACGTTGACAATAAAAGCTTGGGTTTTTCGTTTAATGGCACAACTGCTAATTACGATAACATAATAAATTACAATTCTTATTCTGTCAATAAACGTATACGAACTGTTATAACAAAGAAGTCGGATGGAACAATCACTATAAGATCCAAGGAAACAAATGGAACTATACAAGTAATAACAACTACTATGCCTGAATTTGTTTCTGTTTCAGAAACATTATTAATTGGTGCATACAGAACTTCAGGTGATGTAAAGGGGAGATTTTGGAAAGGCATCATGTATGATTTTAAGATATATAGTCGTGCGATTTCTGATGACGAAGCAAATGCTTATTTGCAGGAGGATTATAGCTGATGGGAGCAATATACGACATTGACGGAAATGTAATTATTATAGAACACGATATTCCTGATCCAGAGCCAAGAACAATAAATATTTCTGGGATTCCCTATATTCATTTTATTGGTACTCTACCAACAGATAAGAATCAGGGAGCATTGGGAGTGCAGTTTATTTTTGGCAACAATACTGAGAGGATTAATGGATATGCCACTTTGAAGGTTCAAGGCAATTCTACAACGGCGTACCCAAAGAAAAACTTTACTCTCAAATTGTTTACTGACAAAGCACATAAGAAAAAATACAAAATAGCGTTCAACGACTGGGGCGAACAAAATAAGTTTGTTTTAAAAGCTGACTGGATTGATATTTCACACGCAAGAAACATCGTTTCCGCAAGGCTCTGGAGTGATATAGTAGCAAGTCGGGATAGCTACTCCACCTTGCCCGAATTATACCGAAATTCTCCAAACAACTGCATGGTCGATGGATTCATAGTCAAAGTGTTTGCTAATGGAGTTTATCAAGGCCGTTATTCTTTTAACATTCCGAAAGACCCGTGGATGTTTAACATGGATGATTCACTTGACACCCATGCCGTTCTTTGTGGTGAGGATTACGTTTCTTCATGTTTTAGAGCATCTGCAAACCTTGACGGAACGGATTGGACAGATGAAATGCATGAGGATAATCCACCACAGGCAATTATTACAAGATGGAATCAGGTAATTTCATTCGTGCGAACTTCTTCCGATGCTGATTTTAAGTCAGGAATAAATAGTTACATCAATCTTGAGAGTTTAATTGACTATTACATTTTTGCATATGTTGATTGTGGTCTGGATGCTCTTGGCAAAAACCAGATTTACCTGACATATGATGGAAATCTTTGGTATGCATCCATGTATGATATGGACAGTACATGGGGATTGTATTGGGATGGTTCACAATTTGTAAGTCCACAATATCGTATGCAGGAAGATTATGAGGTTGGCGTACACAACACAAGCAATCTTTTGTTTAACAGACTTGCTCAACTATTCTCGTCAGAAATAAAAACAAGGTATGCCGCACTGAGAAGTGGAGTTCTTTCTGAAGCATATATAAAAGATCGCTTCAAGGAATGGTGCGATATATCTTCTGCCGAGTTAATGGCTCAAGATTATGCAGAAACAACTGCAAATGGTGCATTTGTCAATATGCCGCAAAAAACTACAAACAATTATGATCAGTTATCTGCATTTATTACTGCTCGTCTTGCATATGTAGATAGTAAAATAGCAGAACTAACTTAAAGCAGACTTTAACACAAAAGAGGTAACCATATGAAAATTATCAAAACCAAATCATCCAAATATCCAAGGAAGGTAATATTCAATAATGGTAGGGAGTCTCCTGTACCGAATCAAAAGAAGTTCAAGTCATCTTTCATTCGCAACCATGGATGTAGCATGGCAGGCTTTTATATCGGCCTGAGATTTTGCGGGAAGAAGGAGAAGATGAATGCCTTACTGAAGTGGAGCAGATCACACCTGAAGGGACATATGAAAGCTAAGTTGACGATCAAGGGGGTAGCAAAAGGGCTGAACAAGAAGGCCGGCCGCAAAGTGGCCACCTACCACCGAGTTGCCAACCTATCGAAGATTAACAAGGCTCTGGATGCGGGCCACCTGGTTCTGCTGGAGACGGGCGACCCGATCCATACAAATGTTCTATATCGCTCCAAACCATCCCATACCTATCATCTTGACCATGGCAATGTAAAAAAGATTAACACGGCGAAGATGGTCAAGAGAGCAACGAAGTCCGCAACATATCGCGGATGGGTAGACGTGAGGGGGTGATGGCCATGATACAGATCCAGGATGTGATCTCATTATTTCTGACCTTTTGCGGAGGCGTATCGATTATAGGAGCAGCAGTCGTGTATATCGCCAAAGCAATTGGATGGATCAAAAGGCCCGAGACAAAACAAAACGAGATTCTGCAGGATCATGAAAAAAGGATATGCGAGTTGGAAGCAAAAGCAGACAATGACTACGAAGACATAAAAACACTGCAAAAAGAAGTCAAGATGGTACTAAAAGCCGTTGTGGAAATCATGAAACACGAAGTTGATGGTAATCACACAGCAAGCCTGCAGAAAGTCCAAGAAGACATCGAAGATTATCTGCTCAAGAAATGAGGTGAATGACATGGCTGAATTTAACAGGGAATGGATAAGGGCAGCGGGGATCCGCGCCATCAAGACAGTTGCTCAGACAGCAGTGGCCACGATCGGAACCGCTGCAGTAATGCAGGATGTGAATTGGATCATGGTGCTGTCGGCTTCGATCCTGGCGGGAATCCTGTCTATGCTGACCAGCGTGGCAGGCATTCCAGAGGTTGGAGAGGTTTATGTGAAAGATCATGAGCCGGATGAGGCACTGTACTATGAGGACGATGACGAGCCGGAGGATGAGGATGAAGATATCGCAGAATGGGATCAAATTAATTAAGGAATTTGAAGGATGTTATTTGAAAGCCTATCAGGATTCTGGTGGGGTCTGGACCATAGGCTGGGGCATCACGAATGCTGACAAATCCGTTACTGGAACCACGATCAAAGCCGGCCTGAAGATCACGCAGGCCACGGCGGATAAATGGCTTTTGGAATCATTAGAGAAGATCTATATCCCCAAGGTCATGAAATATGATGCTAAGTATCATTGGAATCAAAATCAGTTTGATGCCATGGTATCTTTTTGTTATAATATTGGGAACATCGACCAGCTGACAGACAAGGGAGCCAGATCCATTGATACCATTGCCCGGAAGATTCTATTATACGTGAAAGACAATGGCAAGGTCCTCAAAGGTCTTCAGCGTCGGAGACAGGCAGAACATGATCTGTTTGTGACGCCGGTGGCAAAACAGGGATATCCGGGCAAATTCCCGGCCCTGCCCCCGAGGGGATATTATAAATTCGGAGACGGTTACATCCAGCTTCGAAACTATATGACCCAGATCAAGCGCGTCCAGAGCGTTGTTAATTGGGTTATGGGTTTCAACCTTGTTGTTGACGGCGAATATGGTGCAAAAACCGACAAAGCTGTCACGCAGCTCCAGAAGCGGTTCGGGCTCAATCCGAACGGGTGTTATGGAGAGAAATGCCAGAAGAAGTGCAAGGCGTATAAAAAATAATGTATGACATGAAATATGACACAAGGGCCTGAATAGCCTTTGTTTGAGCGATTCTTGAACGGGTTCAAGTCCCGTATGCTCCAGAAATCGGGGAACGGCTTAAATAGCTGTTCCCCTTTTATTTATGCGCTCTAACGCCATTTGAAGTTATAATGAAATTATCAAAAATTATAAT